TTATGCTATTAAAACCTCTGCTTTGTCAAGGTTAACAAAAACCTCGTGGTAATCGTCCGGGTGATGACCGTCAGGGACTCGTTGAATAATATAACGAGTGCCCTTTGGAACTCTATACGTAAAAGGTCTGCCATTCCCTCTCATATCCACTTGGATTGCAACCATTTCTGGTTTTTGGTTTTCATTTTTGTTCATTTCAAACTCCACTAAAATATTCTAAATAAAATTACTAATAAGCCGAAAACCAAAGGATTGACTTGCGCTTTATTAGTAATTTTAATATTTTTAAAAGTTCACATCCGTTTCGTCCTTTTAGACTCATCAGTCAGAATTAACATTCTGAGACGGAGAGGATTTAAAAAATCCTCATTGTGATTGCGTGACTAATTCTTTTTAAGGTAGTCAGGAGTGTAAAGAAAAGTGGCTATTAAGGCGATGACAAAGGTGGCGACACCAATCCAACAGAGGATTGTGAAATAAAAATGCCTAGTGATAAGTCCTAAGGTTTGATCGTTGGCAATTGCCGATAGACTGTTCCATGGCGTATCTACGTAAGGAAGAATTAAGAAACAAATGATGCCAATAACTGCTAATAAGCGCTTCCAAAACATAATTAACTCCAATATATAAATGTACAAATTGTTTTCTATTTTTTTGTTTCGTCCTTTTGGACTCATCAGTGAGAATTCACATTCTCAGACGAAAGGAGATTTTGTAATCCCCTTAAATAATAGTGGTAAGGATTATAACAGTGACAATCCTAGTCTTCGTCATCATCATGATTGTCTGGGATTTCGTTTGAGAAGAAAGCAGAAAATTGCATTTGACCGCACGACTTTTCATCATCAGGGAAACGAAGTGTTATAGATACATCGGCATCGTCTTTACTGTCAACTCTTTCGCGACCACGGACTTCAAATGTCTTAGCAGTTTCAAAATTTGAAGGATTAATCTCAACTCCACAAATAATAATCTCGATGTTTTTCATTATATAACCTTTTTTAAAATGAACAATTTGTTTTATTGTTTACATTATATCACACTTTAAACTTTTTGTCAAGGGGTCATAATGATTAATTTGCATTATTGTTTATTATTAGCCTTTTCTTAGTCATATAGACTACTATCAAAACCGCCAGAAATCAACATTGAATTCTAATATTAATTATATTTTCTACTATTATAAAAATGGTTAGAGATATTTTCCTTATACTACTCGCTTTTTCTGCACTTGTACTTCGGTTATTTTTCGGCTATACTCCAGTATGGCATATGAACACAATTACGAAAAGACAGAAAGAAGTTTTGGACTTCATTTCTGATTTCTTCAAAAACAAAGGCTTTTCTCCGTCATTTGAAGAAATTGGCGAACATTTTGGCTTGTCCGCTTTATCCACAGTTCACGAACACATTACAGCGTTAGTGGATAAAGGTTATCTAAAAAAGGACGAACATCGAGAACGTGGTTTGTATTTGCCAGTAAAACGCAAACAATACCTAGAAATACCGCTAATCGGTGCAATCGCTTGCGGTCAGCCGATTGAAGCCCTTGAACATATCGGCGAGATTATCAAAGTTATTAGAGAGCCGATTTTAAAAGGTAATCTGTATGCCCTGCGAGCTAAGGGCGATTCAATGATCGGCGACGGCATATTTGACGGAGACATCATCATTGCCCGCAAACAAAACACTGCCGAAAATAGCGATACAGTAGTGGCTACAATTAACAATGAGGCCACGCTAAAAAAATTCTACCAAGAAAAAGATTACATAAAATTACAGCCAGCTAATCTGGCTTGCAAACCAATTTATAGCCAAAGTGTTGAAATACGAGGTGTTGTTGTAAAAATAATCAGAAACTTGGCCTAGTCAAACTATGATAAGAATGTATCATTTGTATATTTTACAAAACAACAATCAACCAAGGTATGAGAGTTTCTTCCTCAAATATAAAGGAAAAAATGCTGGAATTTACCCAGCTTTTTTGTATTGAGCAGAACATTTTTCAACGCTTTGTCATTGTTTATAAATACATTCGCTTTCTCAACAAAGAACCGCTCGCCAAAAACATACTCCAAAAAATCTTTGACGACACTGCCAAGATCCTCGGCGATAATGCCGAAGGCTATTTCAATGAGAACCAATTTTTAAAAGTGAAACCCGAGGCTATTTTGTCTCGTGAATTTTGGACATATTACTCCAACTTGGAGATAATATACAGCAAGATGAAGCAATTGCGTCATCATGAAGCCCCAGAAAAAGACTGTTATGATGATCTACGGCGACTTTTCTCTAAGCCCTACTCCGACAAAATGTTGGAGCTATCTTTTACAGTCGTTAATAGCAATATTTTTGACAAGTTGGACAGGGAGGTTTTTTTGAATGGCGGAAGCCAAAACAAGTCAACTTGGTTTGACGAGAAAAAAAGCCTGCTTTATGTCCAAGGCAGAAAAGTCGAGATTTCTAAGCAAGATAAGATTACCAACCCCCACAAGCTACTGCGACATATCTTTATTACCAACAAAAGCAACATCAAAGACGATTTTTATTATTCAGAAATAGCCGTCGAAGAGTTTGGCGAATTAGATTATAAAAACGATTCGAGCAATTGGAAAAAATATCACAATACCTGCCGAACCCTAAACGAAAGGCTTGATAAGAAGCTGGGGATAACTGACTTCTTAAGCTACAATACAGGGCGTAAAGGACGGGTCAAAATACAGGCAAAATACCTCTAAAGTTCTACAAGTTTTTATTCAAAAACATCAGCAAAACTGGTGTTTTTTTGTGTTCTCCAAAATCTACCCTAGAACTTTTGAGAACTTGCTTGTTTTATCATACTCGCATAATCGCAAAATAAAGGTCGATTGCGAGATTAACAAAGAATTAAGCCAAAAAATTATGTTGAAACTTACAGGCACCATTAAGAAAGAGGAGCTTAAAGACTATACACGAAAAGACGGCACCCAAGCCAAACTGCGTGAACTCTATATTGAGCCAGACGGCAGTATTTACCCGATCAAAGTCAATGTCTCTGACTTAGAGCTAAAGGTCGGGAAAGTGGGCGACAAAGTGACTATCGATGTAGAAATTTTCCCCTTCTACTTTATGGACAAAAAACGCAGAAAGGCTTTCGTGGATTATTATATCCCCGCTAAATAAATAATTATGGATTTCTTAACATCGACCTCAACCACTTTAACTTTGACCGATGAAGCATTGGACTTAATAAATTTTTTTAGCCAATTGCTCACGGTATCATTCGCAATATTATTTGGGCTACTGGTGTTAATGATTCTAATAATTATTTTCAAATCCTAATATGGCAAGTATGGTCACCAATATTTTCGCTGGATTAGGCTTAAGCCTCGTGTTCCCCCTCGTCTTATTCGTAATCTTGAGTATTTTTTTAGCAATAACTTCGGGCAAATAATATGTGTTCTGATTATATCTTACTAAACAACTCGTGCTACTTGGACAATTTCCTAACTGTAGGCAATGTCTTCGCTAAATCGATTGTCCTTGGTTTGATAATCGGAACAGTGGTCGGCATATTAGTGTTATTTGTTAAAAATATTAATTAATAAAGATTATGATTACCAAGATCAAAAGCTTTATTTCAGGAAGCAAAGCCAAATTAACCGCTTTAACTCTCGCTATTGGTTGCGGATTAGTTGTTGGCTCCAATGCCTTTGCCGTTGTCGATACGGATGTCGCCTCTACCACTGCTAGCGTAGTGGACACAATGAAAGAAAACGTTGTCGGTGTTATCACCGCTAACATTTCCAACATTGTTATCGTGGGTGTGATTATCTTCTCTATCGGCTTCGTGTGGAGATTGGCCAGACGCTTCATGAAATAGACGTAAAGGACGGGGCTTGCCTTTCAAACAGGCAAAGCCCCGTTTCCTTGCTTAGACAATCCCTATGAAGTTAAAAATATTTACTCTCTCGTTCTTTTTATTGTTAATTGCTTTTCCAGTCTTGGCGATAGAAAACTTTGACAGCTACACCAATAACACCGACATCGATACTAAACCCAATTGGACATACGTCTACGGCGATCATCTAAAAGTTAAGTCGTCGAACGCTCAATCAGCACCAAATTCTCTCGCTCACGCTGACGGCTATGGCAGTTTGTCCACTAAATACCACCATTACGAAGATTACGATTCATTTCAGATTGCTGTTAAAGATTTAGGCGCTGATTTTGGAATGTGGCACATTTATTTTTATGACGGCGTTAATAGCATCGGCAGAGTCACTTTAACAAATACCGATTTTAGATTTTATAGTTCTGCTGGAGATTGGGGCTGTGGTTCACTGACTTACAATGTCTACACTACATTTTATGCCGAATTCACCAGCACCCAACTAAGGTGCAAGGTGGGTAACGGCAATTGGTCGGCTTGGTATAACCACTCCTATGGCTTACCTGACGGCGTAGAATTTAATCATAACACTGACCCGTCCAATACTTACTTTGACGATATGCAGGTTGGTAACGAACAGATTTATTTTCGTATTACCAGCCCCGAAGCCGACGATCCAGCCTTAGACGAATCTTGGATTACTGTCTCAGGCACCTGTCCTATTAACGGAGCTGACCGCATTGGTTTCACTAACGACTGCATTGGCTTTGACGATATTCAATACACTATTGATTGCGTTGACAATGCTTTCTCTGGCCAATTCTACAAAAGCGGATTAACTGACAGGATTATCGCTCGAGATATTGATAGCATTTCTGGCGACTGCGTTGACTATGATGATTTAATGGACTTCATCGAAGTTGAAGGCTTTGAAATTATTCACGGCTATCCCGACGATTGGTATTTTAATTTTAATTATTACGATGATTACAATATTAAAATACTCTCACCCAGCTTTGAGACTGCTCTGACCTTACCTGCAGGTTCAACCTCCGCCGACTTCGTCTTTGACTTTGATTATCCAGTAGCCCAGCTCGCTAACCTTAATTTCAACATCAAGCAATACAATTCTAATGGCGACGTGTTAAATGCTAGCTTTCACAACAAGGACTTGGACACAATGACCGATACCAGCAACTACCCCGTTACGCTCACAGCTTCGTCCAGCCAACCATTACACTACGTCGTTCAACTAACCGAAAGCGGTGAAATGATGAGGCAATATCCCTTTGGCATTTATGTTTCTGACTTGGAGTTCGTTACTAATCCCGATGACTACGGCTATTTCTTCCCTCGCCTAGTCGACACCTTGAAAAAGAAAATAATCTTTAATTATTATTTCGCTTTTCACGACGGATTCTACAATATGTTTAACGGCACTTATGCCAGTGTCTCTGGCGACGCCTTGGACATTACCTTCAAATCAGTTTCTAGCAACAAGCAATATAATCTTGATGTCAAAATCTTTTCAGCCAGCGACGCTCGTGTCAAAAACTTTGCCAGTAGCCTTAGGCCTTACATTGTCGCCTTGTTGTGGCTCGGTTTCGCTCTCTATCTAGTGTTTAGAATCACCCACTTATTCAGTGATAACGAATAACGATATGTTCGATTTTATTGAAACAATCTTGATCAAGTTATTTGGCCTCCTACCTGACGCCGACCCCAACAATCCTGTCCTGACAGCCGTTAATAGTGCTTTCGGCGTGATCAGCCCCACCTTCGCCAAAATAGATTTAATCTTCCCGATCTTTGTGTTGTTTAAAGTATTACTCCTAGTCCTATTTGTTGAGATGACCTTGTTTTTGTTTATGCTTGTTATGAAAGTGGCAACTTTTTTTAAAGCTTAATCTAAAACAATATGATTACTATCATCACCGGCAAGCCGGGAGCTGGAAAAACATTGTTTATGACTTATCAAGCCTTAGACATGTTTTTAAAAGGCTACCACGTCTACGCCAATTGGAAACTAGATTTTTCTGAATACGTCAACAACAAAAGATTACACCAACATAAATTAGGTAAAGTTTATTTTTGGTCGGAAATTCCCGAACTTCTGCACATCAAAGGCGGACAAATTTTCATTGATGAAGCTCAAGGATATTTTGACAGCCGTGAATGGCAGGAAATGCCACCCTCCGCCAAGCAAAAGTTTTCTGCTCACCGCCATGATATTAAAAAGGATGATAACGGGCAAATTATTCCTTTAGATATCTGGGCTGGTGTACAGCATACTTCCAACATCGACAAGCGGATTAGAGATTTAGGACAGCACTTTATCGAGGTTAAGAATATGTTTCACCTCATCTTTATGGCCTCTTACTTCGAATTGCAAGACTTGAAAGACGACAATCTACGTCGACGAGCCGTCAAGAGAAAATTCTTTTTATTCGATCAGCTCAAAGCTAATTGTTACAACACACACGAAGCGGTCAACTTTATCGAATACCCTGAATTTCCCTACCACCGAGACTACCCTAAAAAATTCTCCAACGACAACACTGGTCTCATCCCCGATTCTAGCGAGGTGGCACCCTACGCTAAGTCTCGCAACAAGCGAACAGCAAAAAAGGGAGCTAATCCCTAA